CGCGCAACGAGTACACCATGAATCTGGATCACATCGAGTGCCCTGTAGGTGATCGTAGTCTCATGATCGACATTACCGATGATATAAAAGTTGAGATGAAGTATCCCAACTACACGTTCACCGACATTGAGCAAGAACAGGAAGGCACCTTCCATCTCATGGCCAACTGCATCAAGGCAGTGATCACAGAGGAAGACCGCATCGATGTTAATGACGAACCCATCGAGAGCATTCGGGCGTTCCTTGAGTCGATGACACGTGAGCAGTTTGGATATCTGACGTCGTTCATCAAAGGTTTACCCACAGTCGAATACACCATCGACTTCCATTGTCACAACTGTAACGAACACAACGAAATTGCACTGAAGGGGATCGACAATTTTTTTTAGTGAGCCTCTCGCATGATGAACTGGCAAATCATTACAAGACGAACTTTTTGTTGCAGAGGCACCATAAATACAGTTTGAGCGAACTCGAAGGCATGATGCCTTGGGAACGTGAGATCCTCTTGATCATGTTAATGCAGACCTTAGAAGAAGAAAAACAGGCAAGAGAGAAAAATGGCTAAGAGAAAACAGCTACACCACATCGTATCGGCGCTGGAATTTCAGTCAGATCAAATCGACCTATTGGACGATCGGTTTGTAGAATTCCAGAAAGAGCTTGCATCCAATGCAAGACAAGCCCAGTTAGATCAACTCGAAGCTAGGCAAGAGATGATGAAGGCCATGGCTGGTATGTCTATGCCAAGTCGTGGTGACAGGAATTTCAACCTGTTCTCTGGCAATACCCGCAATGCTGAACCCATTGGTGATCCTGTCATCCCTAGTAAAGAGGCAGGCATTGTTGCCGCGCTAGGCACTTTGCTTCTGAAGGGTGGTCTTGGTATCGGTGCGGCGACCGCAGGTATCGGTTACCTGATCTCTCAGATCAACGACATTGGTCCCTCATTCTCACGATTGTCTACGGGTCTTACCGATCTGGAAAACACTGAGGTCACTGGAGAGCAATTCCGAAAGCTAGGTGGTGCGATTGCTGAGTTAGTCAGTGGCGCAGGTGTCGGCGGTGCATTGGGTGTTCGTATTCTGTCGGGTTCTGCATTCACGGATATGGCTGAGGGCATTGAACGCCTCAACGAAGCTGACATTGATCCTGCGGTGTTTGCCAACATCGGTTCGGCATTGGGTGCTCTAACTGAAGACATTGGTGTCTTTGACGCAATCGGTGCCAGCATCATTAGTGGCTCTGCCTTTGTTGGTCTTGCCGAAGGTGTTGATGCGCTTAATGCCCTATCGGTTAATGACGACCTTGAAGACAAGTTTGAGAAGATCGGATCGGGTGTTGGTGCCCTTATCGATGAACTGCCCGGACTCTTCTCGCTAGGCGAAGCTGGGATTCTCCAAGCGATTGACGATAACCTTTTGCCCTTGGCCGCAGGTGTGGAAGCCCTTACTGCTATCGACGGTCAGAAGTTTGCGACCAATGCGCCTCTTATCGGGCAAGGCATCACACAACTTCTTGATGGGACGGACGATCTCGCTGGAGCCACAGGTCTTCAGGGTATCGACGACAACCTGATTCCTCTAGCAACAGGCATCAACACATTAGCTGAGGCAGACGCTCAAGGCTTCCTTCGAGTCACAGGATTTATTGGTCCTGCCTTTCAACAGCTTCTTGATGGTACGGATGATATAGCGGGATTTGTGGGTCTTCAGGCAATCGATGACAATCTCAAGCCACTGGCAGACGGTATCAACTACGTCGCCAAGACGGTTGATGATGACGTCCAAGCCAAGTTCCTTAACCTTGCTGGCTTTATTGGTCCCGCATTCCAGAAGATACTGGACGGCACGGATGACCTATTAGGTGCTGTTGGCTTACAGGCAATTGACGATAACTTGATCCCCATGGCAGATGGAATCAAGTACTTGAGCGATGTGGGAGATCAGGTTGAGCTAGACAACGTCAGTCAGATCGTTGACGCATACAATGAATTGGGAAGGATGGAGACGTTGTCACCTGCAAAGGTTCAGCGTCTGGCAGAAATGTTAGGGGCGATTAGTCCTATACAATCACAGCGTACTGCGGTGATCGCTGAGAACACTCAGCCCTCTACTGGTGGCGGTGTGACTGTTATCAACAACACGAACAATCAATCGTCCAATGTTAACCAGTCTTCAGTCACAAATCAGGCACCGACTTTGGGTACACCGACTGCCCGTAATGGTAGTCGAGCGGACGCCTATACTGCGATTTAAGCCGCTGAGTCGTACATCCAGTACTCTCTGAGTTCGTGCGACTTAGCCAGCTTTACCAAGGCACGTTGTTCTATTGTCACCACAGTCACGCGATGGATGCCCAAGGCATCCGCGATCTCTTGGTGTGTCATAAAGTAATCCCCCCGATTGATTGATCGGAGGGAACCTACTATGTCATTTGCCATTTAGTCTCCTATGCGGCGTCTTTCTGTTCAGCCACCCACTCTTGATAAGTGAGGGTGCGTCCATCTTCCATCTGATAGGTCAGAAGGAAGTCGTCCTGCTCAAACTCCGTCCCACCCTTCAGGGTGTAAGTCTCAGTAGAACTCACAAAGCCATTTCGCCACATGAGGTCAGCCATTCGTGTCTGAGTGGCAGAGACCTTCTCACCCTCAATGGTGAGGTAGATCGGGCTTTCCCACTCTTCAACGTGCTCAGACACATCGAAGTCAATGTCATCAATGACAGTCTCACCAATGATGTACTCCTCAGAGTAATTTCTACGGTGAGTAACAGCGGCTTCGACGATCGCCCAAAACTCACGAGACATGTTTTGCTCGATCGTGATATCGAAGATGTAGGTGGAACCACCCTTAGACTTCCAGTACTGGGGGCACTCACCCTCACCGTCCCAATCATGGGCACCGTAGTTTTCGCGAAACTGGGTCTGGATAACTGCTTTCATATCAAATTTCCTCATCAAGAACATCTTATCAAAACAACCGTTGGTGTCAAACGATAGAACACAACATCACCTGACAAAGCCATGGTAGTTTGTTCTTAAAACGTTGTCAACACTATTTTTGAAATTAATTTCCGATGTACTCGTGTGAGTAGCAGACACGATCTCGATGTCTTTTGATTGAATCCCAAGAGACGCCTCGACGTTCTGCTTCGTCTTCATCGTAGTCTTGACGACTGATACGGTTCTTGGATGTTGCTTTCCACTTGGGTGATGCTTCACGATACTCACCAAGACGACGGTGTGCGACTTTACTAAAGTACCTCTTGCCTTCTTGTATCTGCATCTCACCGATTGTGTCGGATAACCTTACTCCGATACCCAACCCTTGGTAATCAGGTAAGATAACCGTTCGATGCTCCCTCCACGAATTCTTGAGAGTGCCACTAGGTAAAGGTACTACACTAGAAAATCCAACAGGTTCTCCGTTCCAGACTGCGATCCAGCACCTTGCACCTTTATTGATGTTTCCTGTGAGATAGTGATGGTTGCGGAACATCTCCCATGCTTTGACGGTGCAAGGAATGATCTCCACTTTAATTTCGGGTCGCCTAAGTAACCTCCGCGAGTCGATGGTTTGCGAAACTGTATCGTAGATCCAATCGGGTTCTAGCCACTCAATGATGTCGTAGTGGCAGGTCGAAAAGACGATGTTCTTGAGACCCTTCTTGTCGATGTACTTCTTTACAGCAACCGAACAAGAACGAGCAACATTACGATCGACAACCGAAGTGAATTCATCGATGACTGCCCCACTTTCAATGCGCCGTGCTAGGTCAGCACGAAACTGTTCGCCGTTCGAGAGAACATGGTAGGGGCGCATCCAAGAGGGGATACTGTTAAAGCCCACAGACGATAGCCTATCCTCTGCATCGGTAGCGTCTTCAAAATGAGAGCATACTGCTTTGTTTCTGTCCCACTCGACTTGCCGTTCTTCCCCAAATTCTCGTAGGAGCGTGGTCTTACCCGAACCCGAAGGACCGACAATCAATCCAATCCTCCAGTCGTCCCCGATAGATGCCAAATCTAGTGGTGTGATTTCTAGGGGTTTAAAAGAAGTCGTGCCATCAAATTCATAATCGAAGACACGACTTATCTCTGACGTAATGTCGTCAGGCTCTACTTTGCTGTGCATCATGTGACCACCGTCTCGTTAATGATCTTGTCAGCCTTATCCGCGTTGACAATGCACGGCTTGATCCAACGGCGTACATGCCCTCGTGCAGTCTTGACGTTACGGATGTGCCCACGACGTAGGTGAGTACGAACCGTTCCCCCCAGACCCGTAGCACCCATGCTTGCCGCTTGGCTGTGTTCACTAGCACTGAGCTTCAGTATCCGATAGGGGCGAGGCTCAGGCTTACGGCTTTGCTTGGCGATCTGCTTCTTGAGCTTAGATGGGACAACCATCTCGACAGGCGCATTGGAGCACTCCATAAGCATCATCAACTTGAGCAGGAAGTGAAGCCCGTTAGAGCAAATGTTCTTTGCTAGGTTAGACATCCCTTCGGGTATAACAGTGTCCTTGAACCCAACGACGTGGACACCCTCTTCATGGTCTTGGGCGGTGAACTGAATTTCCAATCCCTTGGTCTCATAGTTGATATTAAACCAGTCTGAAATACAGTCCGCATCTTTCTGGGCAATCGTGTAGCCCTCCGCAATGTACGACCAATAGGGTTTACGCATGAGATCCCATTTACCAAAGGCGACAGGCTGGAGGATCAGTTCAGGGTCGGTTGACTGTGCGCCGCTTACAGTAATGAAACAACCGTACTGGATGGCAGAGTAAGAGCTTCGCTCGAACTCAAAGAACATCTGTTCAAAGGGTAGCCAAGTTAGATCTATGTTCTCGATCTTAACCTCAGTTTCATGAATGAACTGTTGAACAGGTTGAGACCAATACCAAGACATGACCATATCTCCCGCCAAGCGAAAGGTTTCAGCCATCTTGTAAGAAGGGCCATCAACGTAGGTCGCCTTGGCGTGTTCTGCCATTAGCTCATCATACGCTTTGGGGATCTTCATCTTGGTAGGTAAGTTGAAGAAAGGGCTGTTGCCTGCCTCACCCAATGGACTGGATTTATTCATCACAAACTCCTCATCATTAAAAAAGGGGGATGAACCCCCCCGTTCAGTGCTACCCGAAGATAGCGTAAGCCTCATCTTCGGGGTAGATAGAAAGGTGAGCTACATCCTGCTCACACTCTTGCATGGCATTGAGCCACTCAGAAAGATTGCCCACGTCATCCGTGGCGATGAACTTACCAGTGGTGGTATCAACTAGAACTGCAACCATAATTAAATCTCCAACCCGTGTTTGTTAATGAATACTGGCAAGCTAGGACGGTTACACACTTTAATCAGAAGCCTGAGCTTTTCACTTCGTATAGCAACTTTTAAGTTGCAATTAATAATTTAGAAACTAATATATTGCTATAGTGCCTAAAGGAAACGCATATATTGTTTTAGCGAGAATCAGATGCCACTTTAGTTTATTCTCAGAACGTTGTCAACAATGTTTTGAGAATAATTTAATGAACTGACCTCCGTTTTACGGAGAACCTCGACGTGGCAAACCCCTTCCAGAGTTTTTCGATGGGAGCCATATCATCGACGTCCATTTTGTATCGAGGTCCGTAACCAAAGTCAGCCTTGACCGCTTTGTCACAGAAGGTTGATCGGTCTATCCACCCGTTGATGCGTAGAGTATCGCCTCCGACCTTACCCACCAGAATGGCTAGATCAGCCCGAAACTTTTCATGGGTATCGAAGATCAATGGGCCATGCTCTTTATTGGTGAACTTGACGTCAATGGACGTGTCCCCATACCAGAGATCAATGCCACCATCGGACAACACGTTGAGTGTCGGTGGTTCCAGATCGAGCAATCGAGCAACCGCAAACTCTGCTTTGAAACCCCAGATGTTTGCTTCTGTCCTCGATTGTTTGGCGTTCTCAAGTCGTGGTGCGAACCCCTGCATCTCACAGAGTTTTACTGTGTCGGCACCCAAGAGTTGTGATGCGTGTGCATCCTGTTTAGTAAGTGTAATTAACATGCTTTCCCCCGTTGTTTAAAAAGCAAATCAACCATAACCCATAATGTAGAAAAATGTTGCCCATGTTTTGTCGCGAAGTTGGACGTCACTGGACGGCACTGGACCCTACTAGATCCCCTCGGACACCGAAAAAAAATAAAAAAAAGTTAAATTAAGTACTTGGAGACCACCCTTTCCCAGAGTTCATCGAGGTAATCGCGTTCGAAAGGAGGCAAATCGTCCCAATCGGGTGCTCGCCAAACGAAGGTAGCGGTGGCAGTTTGAATGACAGTGACGTGGTCACACTTGTGAACTATTTGGAAACAATCCATCAATCATTCCTTCTAATAGGCCACCGCTTTTCTATGGTTCTTGACGCCTGCTCTAAACCTGCGATCTTCCCGCAGTAGTACCCGTACCAATACAGCGTGACGCCCAGTATTGCTATGGTGATTGCTAAAAGCGCGATATGAATTTCCATCTTGATCTCCAAAAAAAGGGAGGCACTTGGCCTCCCCTAACTTTAAAACGAACCAGAGCTTTTGTCGTAGTCGTTCAGTAGCATTTCCATGAACTGGGGGTTGGACACCTCGAACGGTATTCGACCGCTCTCTGATAGATCCAACTTTGCGTCATTGAATCGTCTTGCCACAGCACCAGTTATAGTGACTGAGTCAGCCGACTTCTTTACCGACTTCGCTTTAGCTTTCGCTTTGGGTGGACGACCCACCTTTCTCTTTTGTTCCATGATCAATCTCCAGATCAGTTGGTTAATGCACCCAGACGCTCATACACACACTCTACTGCCGCATACGTATTCCCGCCGATGTGCCATTCAAACTTCTCGCCGTTACGAGAAGTGCGACCCGCATCATGACATTTCCAGTCATAGATGCGGACGGGTATAGATTCACCATCATACCCTTTGCCTTGGAATTCCCATTCTGTTTCGACTTTATTACAGTCAGTGGGATCAAATTCAGACAGGTCTTGAATGAGGAAGTCTGGCTCACCAAACACCTCGACCAATTCTTGATAAGTGGCATGGATATGCCCTTGTAAACAACTCATAGTAACTGCCTCTCTCAGTTAGTACTCCCCCACTTTAATCTAAGAACGAAACCATGTCAACACTTTAGTTTGAAAACAATGCTTGACAGGCGACAAATTAACGACGACTATATACCTTCACATTATGTGAATGTGGATAATCTGAAATACAACTGTTGATACAAGGAAAACCGATATGTCATTTGACAACCTAAGAGCACGACGTTCATCCAACATCTCTAACATGCTCAACGCCGTTGAGAATCAAGGAGCACCGGGTGGGCAAAAGAAAGAGTCTTACAAAGACGAACGAATCTGGAAACCAACTGTAGACGCCTCAGGAAATGGGTACGCTGTAATTCGTTTTCTGCCAGCCGCCGAAGGTATGGATTTACCGTGGGTCCAATATTGGGACCATGGGTTTAAAGGTCCAACTGGGCAGTGGTACATCGAGAAATCTCTTACGTCCATTGGTCAAGCTGACCCGCTTGGCGAAGCCAACAAAAAGTTGTGGGACACTGGGGATGATCGTAACAAGGACATCGTTCGTAGTCGTAAGCGCCGTCTGCACTATGTGTCGAACATCCTAGTGCAAGAAGATCCTGCCAATCCTGAGTCTGAGGGTAAGGTGTTCTTCTTCGTCTACGGCAAAAAGATCTTCGATAAGATCATGGATGCTATGAAGCCTGAGTTTCAGGATGAGAAGCCTATTGATCCATTCGATTTTTGGGAAGGCGCTTCATTCAAGTTGAAGATGCGGCAACAGGACGGCTTTCGTAATTACGATAAGTCTGAGTTTGGTGCGGTGTCTTCACTGAGTGAAAACGAAGACGTACTCAAGGGTGTTTACAATTCCCTTCACCCTCTGGGCGAGTACTCTGATCCGTCCTTCTACAAAACCTATGATGAGTTAGCCTCACGGCTGGCTATCGTCTTGGGGGAAACTACAGCGACACCACCTCTCTCAGGTGAACCTGTAGCACAAGCCCCAAGTCCTCGCACGGCTCCAGCACCAGAACCTCAAAGCCCATCTTTGCAGGAAACTGTGGCTCCAGCCAGCGTAGCGGAAGAAGAGGACACTATGTCCTACTTTGCCCAACTCGCCGCTGAGGATTAAAAGCTACCTTGAGTAGTCATGGGGGGTGAGAAGCCCCCCTTTTTTTATTCCAACGGAAGCTGACTGCCCTTGGGTAAGAAATTCAATTCCATAGCCTCAGCCTCTAGCTTCTCTTTGACTGGCTCAGAAATAAACTTCTTCACGTCCTCTAGCTCCATCTTGTTGAGTTCACACAGATGGATAATCGCGTCCATGTAAGACAATCGAGAGTTGACCACACAGTCCTCGATCATCTTCGTGAACTTAGACTTGGTCATTAGCATTTCACCTAGTTGCGTCATCATTCCCCCTTCCCACCCCATTTTTGTTTTAATAAGAAGTAGGTTACACGCTCACAGTAATGAACGTAGTGTTTAGCGTTCGTATTCTTTAGTCCAAACGCCACCAATGTCTGGATAGAACGTGCCAACGTTTCGCTTGATACAACCGTCACGGTCAAAGGCTGGCGTTCGACAGACTGGTATGATTTTGTTTTCTCTATTCTCACCCCAGTGAGTGTCCAGCCAGATACCATTAGCCAGAAACTGATTCAGGTTGTAGATGTAGGTCTGAGCAATCTGAAATTGCATCCGTTGATTGGCATTTGAGGATTCCCCCCAACCTTTCATCGCCTTCAGGTCACCTTGCCACTTCTTGACCCACTCTCGAACTTTAGATGGGTGCCACGGATGATCGTCATCCATTGCAGTGAAGTAGTCAGCCGTTGCGTCATAGGCAACAGGTTTGGTCACCCCTTTTTCCAAAAGCGGCTTGAGCGTCTCTTCAAGGTTTTGGAGCACCGCCTTAGGCATGAACCCAAGTTGACGTGCCTTCCAGCCATTCTTGGCATAGGCGCTTAGATAAGACGCAGGGGTCGTTTTGACAGCACCTTCAAGCCCCCAATCAGTTTCCAACTGTACCCAACGATAAAGCGAATGTACCTTGTCCCTATCCGATACCTCGACATGGACATAGGCATCACATTCAAACCATGCAGACATACGAGCCTCTTCAGACTTCGCTTTAGACAGCTTGGTCCATTTAGGCTCAGGTGTCAGGGTTGCCTTTTTCTTGGCCGTGAATTTGGGTCGCGGTGCCATGTCCTTTGTTTCGTTCTTGAAAGTGTATTCTTATATAGTATTTTCGAAACAGCGCGACCACGAACAGGATGGCGGTGCAAAAAACGGTCGTTTGGAATGCGGTCATTTCAGCCTCGAATGCAATCCAGATCAGGACAAAATTCATTGGGAAGTTAATGACGGTGGCGACAAGGGTGTCAGTGAGAGATTCTCTAGCGGCGTTTCTATCCATGCTTAGGCAAATTCGTCATCGA